TCACTGCGGAAGGCGTCTGTAACAACCGAACTGATAGTCTGCCAGACCCGCCATAACCAGCTGGGTCAGTATTAACTGGCAGCGTTCGCGTGAAAGGTAAGTATTCTGCGCAATCTCCCCGACTGTCGCCGGGTAGGTGACGCTTAATTCATTAAACACCACTCTGGCGGTTTCTGTCATATCCTGCTGTTTCAGCATGTCTTTTTCCCTTTTCCGGTTAACGTGACACACCAATAACTCTTGTCGAAAAAGCCAGCAACCTGAAAGAACGGTATTAATGACCACCAGCGAATTTATTGCGCTGCTGTATATTACGGACACAAAAAAAACCACCTTCCGGTGGCTTCCTTGTGCGAAAAAACTTGCATTTCGCCTCGCGATACAGCTTTGCGAAGCTTACAGGAATTCAAGCTGTTTCTGCGTAAAAAAGCAAGCTTTTTTTATCGAAATGAATCGTGCATAGGTACATAAAGCATGTGTTCAGCCACGGCTAACCAACCTGCAATACGTTTCTCACATGTGCTGAAACACCATTCCGGGTGAGTACGATTTAAACATTCTGCCATTTTTCTCTTACTCATTCCCCGTCCTTCGTACCTTTGCCGGAGAATATTGATTAGCCCGGGATATTCCCCAAGCACCTTACTGATAACGCGATCAATAATCAACGCCTCTGTGTCTGTACAATGTGACAACCAGCTCTTCTGCTTTCCTCTTGTCATATCCCGAAAAAATGCCTCAAGTTCCGGTTTTTCCAGCCCGGATTTCTTCATTCTGCGCAAAACCTCATTAACTGCTGTTTTCGTCAGCTTTTTCGAAACCAGTAACCGGTTAAACATATTTCCGGATTTACCCCCACCGATATACGACCACCGCCCCCACATCCGTAATTTCCCCTGGATCCAGACTGCTTCCAGCGTGTTCAGGCGTAAATGTTCGCCGCTTTTGCCTGTAATTTCCGGATATATCATATTTACGCTCACTCACTCTCAATTTTGTAAATCTTCACACCCAGCCGTCCACCAGATACTGGCTGACCACGTACAATATTGATTTCATCAAACTGCTCGTCATCAATGAGCACTCCCGCATGCGTCAGCGCATCCAGCGGTGCTTTCAGAATGTTGTCCAGGTCGCGACGACGCTTATCCGGTGGCTCTGCAATCACCTTTATCACCAGCCTTCCGGACAGGCTTAATTTCAGCCGCTGCTGGCGAACAATAAGCGCCACAGCCCGGCGATAACGCTTTCCCTCCTCCGAGATAAAATATGTGCTGCCACGGCGTCGCCAGTAAGTGTTCACCGTCGGCGGGTAAGGTAAAACCAAATCTATGAGCATCAGTCACCTCTTTTACCCAAGCACGCCAGTTGCAAAGGCGTGATCAAGAAAACGAAAAATTAAATCAATCTGAGAACCATGATTTTCTTCGAACGCCAGCGGATCCGCATGAAGTTCGTTGTGATGTTCCCGGCACAACGGTAGCGTGAAAATATCGTGGGCCTTTGTTCCCATCCCTCCCTGACCGTGACCAATCAGGTGATGGGGATCGTCGGCTGGCTGACCACAACACGCACACGGCTGTGTCTTCACCCAGCGCGTATATTTCTCATTTACCCAACGGCGACGTTTAGGTCGCCTCATGAAAGATTCCGGAGACTCCGGATCAACGGTGATGCATACCACCGTCTTTTCCTGTGGTGGGTTCTGTTGCTGGCGGGCGTGAGACGGCGGCGCAATATTTTTTGTGCGCTGTTTCAGTATGCTGGTGGCGGTCTGCTCTCCCGGTATGATGTCGCTTTCGCGATACACCGAGCGGATTTTTTCCGCACGTAACCCCAGAGAACGACGTAATACTGCCTCCGGAAGCGCGTCCGCCACCTGATTGCAGACCGCCCACCAGGATAATTCAGCCAGCGACAATTCCCGCTCCTGCGTGCCATTCATTGCATGGCGTATGACGTCAATCATCCATGCTGACAGGTTTTGATGAGCAAGTTGCCCGAGTGATTCGGATGTCTGGTCACGCAGCTGGTTGTCACAGTGCCAGCACAACACCATCGAGCCAGCGCCATAACGGTGAATGACGGTTTCACTGTGGTGATAATCGCCGTGTGGCCACTGGCAGGATTTAACATGGCGCAGTAACCAGTCAGACAATGCGCCAGCGCCACCAGCAGCACGAATCACTCGTTCGTCGCTGAAAAATGGCAGTAATGATTTATCCTCCGCCAGCGGCTGGCGAACGGCAGGAACGACCCCGGACGGCAGATTACGCATGCTTTTCGGTTCCGGCTCCACCAGTACCCGGGTATTTTGGAATACCGGCATGGATTCATGGCCCGGCTTAACGATCACCAGCCCGAGTTCTGGCACAAGAACAGGTCGAAGTAATACCCGCACGTTACCTCCAGATACGTTGCTGGAATGTGCGGGATGGACGCGGTGGGCGCTCGGAGTAAGGGAGCCTCACAGAGATTATCCAGTGCAGTCGGTCGAGGCTGAGGTCTTTCTGAAACTCGTATCCGCGCCTGCGGTAGCACTGAATTAACCATTCAGCTTGTTCTTCAGTACATGGGGGATGCTGGTACCAGTCAGATTTAAATGCGTGAGAGCGCCGCCCGTGCCTGCTGGCAAAGACGGCTGAATTATCAGAATTGTGTGATTTGGTATCGTGCGCCATCGGTTGTCTCTGCTGGCGCAGCAGGTGCCAGTTGTTCAGGCTGACGTGCGAATTGTAAACCAGAATGCCAGGAAAAAACAAAACCCGACGAAGCGGGTTAAGCGCGGGTGCGTTGAGGATGCCTGACACATCAGAGGTGGCGGGAGATTTCTCCCCCGCCTGGTCTCTTACTCCTCAGGTTCGTAGACTGTGAAGACAGCGACCTCCGTCTGGCCGGTTCGGATTCGTACCTCGCAGAGGTCTTTCCTCGTTACCAGTGCCGTCACTATGACGGTTAAACAGATGACGATAAGGGCGATTAGCATCGCCTTTTGCTGCTTCATAGCCTGCTTCTCCTTGCCTTTCGGCACGTAAGAGGCTAACCTACGTGTGTAGAGCATAGATATGGCATCAGATTAATGTTAAGCGTCTTGCCGGACGCGCAATGTTAACTGGGGCTTTTCTCTATCTGCCTTTTGGTATTCATGCCTGAGACAGATAGCCTCAAGCACCCGCAGCAATTCTACTTAACTATCCTTTCCCCGCAAATCGTTTTTATCCCCAGCGACAAATCGAATACACCACCAGCGCCACCGCCATTGCGATCCCTACCGTTGTGAATGCCTCAGGCCAGGTCATCGTAAAACATCCTCTGCGCTTATCAGTCCGTTTCGCTTCAGGTAGTCCATCGCCTTACCCGGCAATTTACAGTCCGGCTTCGTTTTCCTCAGTTGCCAGGTTAACTGCTTTACCAGCATGGTTAACTCGTCGACCAGACGCTGATGTCCCACTGGTTTGTATTCATGCAATTTACCGGCTGGCTCTGCTGCCAGCGATGCCAGTGCGATTTCCAGAACAGCAATATCCATCTTATATGTGCGGATGATGTCATGGTCGATTGTGCCCGGTATGCACAGTCTCTGTGCTTCAATAGTCTCCTCTGCGTGAGCTATTAACTGCTCTCTGGTAAAAGTGGTCATGCCGCGCTTCCTTCTTGCTTATTAACGATTACACCGTCATATATTTCATTAAGGTGTCCCCTCAACTCCATGCGCCTTAATGCAGACAACATGTAATCGCATTCAACCTGCTTATTTCCAGTAAATGGCTTATCGTCAGGATCACCCCAACAGCAATTACCCTTGGGCCACCCATGTACTTTCCGTACTCTTCCGTTAACAACGTGAAGTAATCCCCAGCCAGGTGGTAAATCCTCAATTGAAATAATTCCCGGCTCACTAATAAAGAATCTCCAGTCGCCCATGCCAAGAGAGGGATTTTTACGGAAACGCTTTTTTCTATCTGCCAACAAGTCAGCACGAGAACACTTCGCCTCTATCAGGCATGATGCTGAATTTCTGAATCCCATAGCATCTGGTTGTTCTCCAGTACTGGTTACAGCAACAAAGCGGTCATGAAAGCAAACCTTGAACCCGTTGCGCTTAAGGAACCTGTACGCAATCTGACAGAGTTCGCGGTGTGTTAACGCCATCTCATTCTCCTTTGATGCGAATGTTTACAACCTGACAAACCTCTTTGAGTACCCAGTCAACAGCGTCTTTCCACGCTCCAGTCTCAACTGGCGGATTCTCACGTTTTACTTGTTCATAGAAGTGCACAGCTTTAACCAGTCCTTCAGGTACTACAGGCACTGGCGGCATGCGATACAATGGAGTAACACAACGCGAAGCCTCATATTTATCTGACGGACGCTGAAATATCTCACCGAACCCATATTTTTCAATATCTCGCAGTTCCTCGTCGTCAGTCCATGCCACCGGTTCTGCTTCCAGCGATGTCAGTGCAATTTTGAATAACTCACCCTCTACTCGTGCCACGCCTGAATTGGGATGGCATTTCGCAATCGCTATTTTTAATTTGGCTTCTTCGATTAATTGCTCTTTTGTTAATTCAGTCATTTTTCATTACCGCTCTTTCTGGCGGCCTCCTGATGTTCTGAGGGTGCAGAAATCCCTCCGGCTAAGGATTAAATTTTTAACAGTTCTAAATTTAATTATTCAGTTCTGGATTTTGTCGCCCTGCGTATCCGCGCTTTCGCGTTACGCTCAATCTGAATTAGCTTTTCTATATTTTTTCGCCTTTCCCGCTCCTCCTGGCGCAAGTGCCTTACATCATCTGCCAGTCTGGTTTCTCTTTTCGCCACAGAGAGCATCCAGTCAAATGGCTCCACAACTGCACCGCAGATTTTACAGCGGACCTGACGCTCTTTTTCGTCAACCAGGACAGAGGCGTGATGACAATATGGTCTTTCCGATGGCTCATAAAGAAAATTAACCTGATTACGAGGGTCATCCTCTTTTACCGGAAATAAAACGATATTGCTTAACTCATCCTCTGGTTTTATTTCCATGCTCCTCTCCTTTGATGCGAATGCCAGCGACGCGTAATGCGTGTTCTAGGTCAATCAGGTAAAGCCAACTGCCATTTTCTTTAGGTATCATGACATGTCGCTCATCTGCATTTATCGGGTGTCCATATCGAAGGTCGTAGCGAGTCGGTAATTGAACTTCCCGCGCTTCCAGTTCAGCAAGACGCTTGCTCCCATCAGAGATAACGCCTTCGTAATACTCACGCTGCTCGTTGAGTTGTGATTTTGCTTCTTCCAGTCCATCCAGCAAATCAGCGATAATATCCGCTTCCCGATGACGGATGTGACGCTTAAACGCAGCAAGAGCCGCATCACAATCCCGTTCAGCATTTGGGCTGTCCGGGATAGCCTGATACCACGCCAGCGTCGACTGATAGTTTTGTGCTGCCTCACGAAGCGCCTCATAGTTAACCTCTCTCATTGAGCCACCTCCTGATAAATCACCGCATGCCCCAGTTTCTCCGCCAGTGCCAGCTCTGCCTTAGCGCCCGCTGACCGCTGCCAGCCATTCAGCATGTAAATCGCATCCACACAACGAATCATTGCCATGCAAATATCCATGTAGTGCGGCTGTGTCAGCCCGTCCGGAAGTACTGCCGGGTTTAAGACGGTATGCCCTTCCCGTTTCAGTTCCTCTTCCGCCTTGTGAAACGCCTCACGGTTGAAATTTTCATATCCCGTCATTGGACCGGCAATATAAACTCTGACCCTCACTCCATCACCTCCTGAAAGTTTCCCCGATAGAACGCCAGCACACGCTGCATAACTTCGCTCTGGCGGCACTCACGACAAATTATGTTCTGCCGTCTGTTGTAACGACGTATTTCTCCGTCAGGTAACTTTCGAATCAGTGTCGGGTCAGCAGCCTTCTCCGGTGTCTTACGCCATACGCGATACGCCTGCTCTGATGGAAATACCCCGCAACCAGAGAGCCAGACATCACCACTGGCCGCAAGCGCACCAGATAAACGACGAATAGCGGTCTTACTGACACCCGTTTTATCTGCCAGTTGTCGAAAAGTTTCTCGTCCGCTCAGGCGCACGAATTCCACAATGCGCGCCTTCACTTCTTCCCGCTCTTCTGGTGTAAATACTTTTGCCATAAGCGCCTCCGGCAATCACTTTTCCGATACAACACGGCGGGAAGAATCAGTAATCTGTCGAACAATATCCCGGTGCTTGTTCAGCTCCCGCAGCGCGGCGCAGACTCGCTCCCACTTCTGAACATCACTTTTCGCCCTGCGCAGCGCCAGGTTTGCCCTGCGAAGGGACGGAAAAATCAGCTCATCTGCTTGCGTTTCGGTAAACGATGGCAACGGCTGCACAATGTCCGCCACAGTTTCTGTTTTAATTTCTTCCTGTGTTGCGGCTTCCCGGACTGGTAACGCAGCACCTGCTGGCTGAGGAAAGGCCTTACCATCACTTTCCGTTACCAGCGCGGCTTTCGGCTCTGCTGGTAAATTATCGCCCGGCATGCAGTAACGAAATTTACCGTTCTGATTAACGCGTGCCAGCCGCCCCGTTGCGGTTACCACCGCCAGCGTGGAGGCAACCTTGCGAGTACTGACGCCGAACTTACCCGCCAGTTCCTCACACGTTTTAGCACCATCCTGACCGATAAACTCAATCATCATGTCTGCGGTAACTTTTTGTTCGACCTCCCCAGTCAGCATATCCTGTGCTTCAGATTTTACTGGCCGCTCTTCGGTTACCCGGGATTCACCTTCGCCAGCCAGAAACCAGGTGTGACCAGTTTTATCAACGACGCCATTTCTTTTGAGTTCCCACAGCTCGTTGAGAACCTCTTCACGACTGATATCAAGTCGCGCGGCCAGTTCTACCGATGTGGCTTTTCCCATTGCTTTCAGTGCGTCAAATACGGTTTCCATTAAAATTTCCTCCGACAAAATCATTTCTCAAATTCAGACAAAACCAGCCGCTTTCCGGCGCTCATATTCCTGTTTCAGTAACTCAATTGGCGTTGGCCCTGGCGGGTGTTTTGGCCCTTCCAGTTGTCGTCGCACTGGCGGAACACTCATGCCGTTACCAACATTCTTTGCCCATTTGGTCAACAGTCGTTCTGCAAGTCGTTTCAGCTCACTTTCAGTCATCTGACGTTCAATCCCTCTGGTGCGCATCTCGAGGCAAATGTGGTACAGCACAGGCTGTGGCCACGGGTATTTATCACTCCCGTCGTATCGCCAGGATTCATTGCGCCAGCGCCGGTACTCTTCCATCACTGCATCCACCGTAAGACCAAATGGATTTGCCCCACTCTCCGAAATCAGTGCAACAAACTCAGCCAGGTCCGGGGGCCACGTTTCACCCGCCCGGCAGCGGTCCATGCACTGACGACAGACCAGACGGATTTGCTGTTCAGTCATCGCACCAATCTGGGCAATCCAGAGCTTCGAAGGTGCGGCCCCGTTCTTCTGAGTCCAGCGGTTCGAATACACCTCCCCCATAAGCTCCCACAGCTTCCAGGCCGTTTCCGTTGCTGATAAATCCGTTTTCACGTTCCCACTGTTCGCGTGATGCCCGGATTTCCTGAACTGCCCGTGATGCCGTGCCACCTGATGCTGCATGGCTTACCCCCTTGCTGACTGGTTTTGCCTGTGCCCTGACGTGCTGCACGTGGCGGGCAAATTTCTGCTCCCACTGAACCTGCGTGAAAACCTTCCCCTCCGCCATCCAGTAATCCCGGAATGCGGCAAGCTCTGCAGGTGTAAATTCCGGCTCAGGCAGAGCCATACCCCACACAGCTGCCCGTTGTCGAAAATCCGGCGACGGCTGCCAGACAGTGGTCATCGAAAATTTCCCGATCGGTTCGCTCAGGCCGTCCAGGTATTCAGGTTCGGCTGTCTGCAACGGCGCACCATGCGACTCACTGGTAGGAATACTCTCGCGTTCACGCACGTTATGTGTGGGGTTTAATTCTTTTAGATCTGTATCTTTATTAGTTGCTTTTGTGTTTGCGTCATGTTCAAACACAACACCAACATTTGTTTGAACACCTGTTAAATCTCTCTCTTGTTTTGTTTGAACATATGCTTCCTTTCTGCTTCTTCTGGCCTGAACAGATGCTTTTCCGGCGGCTGATTTTTTGGTCAATTTTTCCCTGACTGATGCCAGATCTTCCTCAATCCGAAGATGCACCCATTCATCGCCGTTATCGCAAAAAAACTCCCGCAAGGATGGTTCCACATCAGCCCATCGCTCGTTAGTCAGACGGGAAATTTTTGCCAGCCTGTTTTTAGGTATTGGTTTCCCTGTTTGCCAGTAATTGAACATCAGCAACAAATACGCACCGTGCTCCTCTGCGGACAAATGCATGGTGTCAGCCAGGTAATCAGCTATGTACAGTTGCATGTATGGTAATGCGGCCATAATTGCCTCATCTTGTGACGAACCATCCTCTGGTGATATTCTGTGATTCCCCAATCAACAGAATCAGCAGGGGTATGGCATAAATATCAATGCACCACAACAGACTCGCCGGATGACCCGCCGTCGCTGAAATACGCTTTCCGGTAAACTGCCTGGACTGCATCATCATGCGCATCAATTGCCGTGCTCAACGCTTCCTGGGCCGCCAGTAATGCACGGCGCTCAACAGTGTCAAAAATACTGAGGTGATAACGCAGTTCACGCGGAAGAACAGTCAGGATAGCTGGAATTAGTGCCTGAATTTTTTCAACAGCATCAGGCGTATCCTTTTCAAGCCAGCGAAAAATATTTTGTATGTTCAATCCAATACCCTCTGTCGTAGAGGTGTCATGCATTGGTGGATAAGTCATTTCAAGCTGAAAATATGCCGTCGCTATATCATCAGCGATTTTTTTGCGCCCTACCCTCGGATAAAGCAGCCACGCATTCATCGCCATGCGGATGTGCTCATGCTTGATTTTCATGAATCAACTCCCGCCGCTGCTTGTGCGTTAGCCTGATACTCAACAGGTAAACCATCGGTTGGATTAGGGTATTTATCAGGGCGCAATTCATGCGGAGTTACTCCCCAGTCAAGCGCCTCACATGCTGGTATAACCTCCTCCGCTGGCACTCGTTTTTTAAACCACCCACTTATGGTTTGCGGTGTTTTACCAAGACGACGCCCTAATTCTGATTGGCTCATTATTGACAGGATTTTCACTTGAGTACTTTTTTGCATGTTTCCCTCCGAACTTTACGATGACACCGATAATTACAAATTTAAACTTAAATTTCAACTTCTATTTGTAATGCCACTTATCAATTTTTTCTGTAGGATCGCGGAACTAGTTTACGAGGGGTGGTGATGATCTTTGTAAAACGCCTTCAGCAGGTGTTGCAGGAATTGAATATAAACCAGTCAGAGCTGGGAAGACGTCTTGGTGTAAAACCCCAATCCGTGCAAGGTTGGTTGAAAGGCGTGATGCCAAGAATGGATAAACTGGAAAAATTAGCAGAGCTCTCACAACATCCCGTCCATTGGTTCTTTATGGAAGAAGAAACTCTCGGCGATAAAATGGCTGTATCCAGTAATGACAACCAACCGCAACTTACAGAACAACAACGAAAAATCATATCGCTTTTAGATGAGTTACCTCAAAGCGACGCAGAGCAGATCATTCGTGATATGGAGCAAAAACGCGATTTCTATAAACGGAAACTTGAAGAGTTACTGCGGCAGAAAAACAAAACTGCCTGATGCATTCCTTTTCTGGAACGAGCATCAGGCAAATGACTAGCAGATTTTATAATCCAACCAGGCTTTCCAGGGGGATACCAAATTGATTATGAAGACGGCGAATCATTGGTAACGTAAGGCTTCTGGTACCATTCAACACCTCATAAACCCGATTTTTTTTCCCAATTGCGGGTTCCAAATCTTTCACAGTCAGCCCCTGCTGTTCCATGCGAAATCTTATAGCTTCAATTGGGGATGGTGGCTCAATGGGATAATGTTTTTTTTCATATTCCTCTATTAGCAAACACATCACCTCAAAAAAATCCCCCTCAGGCGTGTCAATTTCGGGCTCATTGTCGAACATGGGTTCAACAGCACGCAACGCGGCTTCATAATCTTGCTCTGTACGAATAGGTTTGATGTTCATGCTTACTCCAGTTCGATGGTATCAGCATCAATAGCATCGTATTCCTTGTGGTTTCCGATGAATTTAACAAATACCCATCCTCGCTGATACGCAATTGCAACAATTAAACGGTAATGATTACCTTTTATGTTGAATACCACGCGCCGGTTTTTCAATATACTGGCCGTTCGGTATTGTACCTTTATGTCTGCTGGGCTTTTCCAGTCAGCTTTTGCCGCCTCATCCACCCATGCCCTTAGCGGTTGTTCTGCATCAGGATTCTCCGCCCAAAAATCCCTGAGTGTTTTAACTGAGATAATCTTCATAACTGTATAGTAGTCCCATTTTGGGACTGATGCAACAGCTCGCAATTACAAATTTAATAATAAACATGTTGACCAGTTAAATTTTAATTTGTAAATTGTATCCATAAACCCACCCCGCCCCACAGAACGCAGGGCAATACTTCGAGTTACCCGGCAGTGGTCAGGGGTTAAGTAGCCAGCCCGAGGCGTAAGAACATGACGGCAGGGTTCAACTTTAATAACTATGCAGCAGGTTTTTGTTCCGCTCCCCCGGCGTTAAGGGGAAATGAGGTCAGCATGGATACTATCGAGCTTGGCAACAGCGAATCTCTGGTATGCGGCGTGTTTCCCAACCAGGACGGCACGTTTACCGCGATGACGTATACCAGAAGCAAAACGTTTAAAACTGAAGCTGGCGCGCGTCGCTGGTTAGCCAGAAACACTTACTGATGAGGTTGACGATGGAATTTAAAGATTTACCAGTACCATTCCAGGAAATGGCATCGAATGTGGTTCGCTCTCAACTGGCGACTCTTGACCTGAGTACCGTAGAAAAAGAAACAATCGACAATATATCCGGTAACGTACGCCGAGCCTTTATCGGGCTGTACGAAGAGAAGCAGCTCTCTGATAACCAGGATTTACATGAAAAATACTTTCTGGAATTAATGGACATCATTAATAAAGGATTTGGCTTGTTAATGAAAAAGAAAGGGATTCGAATAGCTCCCCTTGAAAATCATTTTACAGCAAGCAGTATTAATTCCTGTGATTTAAAGCATCACACATCCGATGGGAAAGTTGAATCAAACAACAAAATATCAATTAATCATTAATTTATTCACAGGTGAGGTAGAGTGCGTGCGCCGGACACGGATAAGAATCCGGCACTGACAGTTAACTGAAAAGGATATATCCCTGAAAAGTCAGGGCATAACACGAAAGCGCCCGGCGAAGTTAGTCTCTCTGTATAGGTCGTCGTTAAATTTTCGTCGACCGTGCGCTTCCGGTTGTGGCACTCCGCGAAATGGCGCGGAGGTAAGTATGGCGGGGTTATTCCTTCCCCGTTGAGGACACCGGGTTGTCAGGTTGACCATACGCTTAAGTGACAACCCAGCTGCAACGCCCTCTGTTATCAATTTTCTGGTGACGTTTGGCGGTATCAGTTTTACTCCGTGACTGCTCTGCCACCCTTTTTAAAGTGAATTTTGTGATGCGGTGAATGCGGCTATGCGCACGCGGAACAGTTAAAACCGTAAAGTGGTCTTTTACGGGGCGTAACGGGCATCCTTCTGTATTCCGGCGTTAATTGTTAACTGGTTAACGTCACCTGGAGGCACCAGGCACCGCATCACAAAATTCATTGTTGAGGACGCGATAATGGAAACGTTATTACCAAACGTTAATACGTCTGAAGGTTGTTTTGATATTGGTGTTCTGCTCAGTAACCGGGAGTTTACGGAAGATGCCATTAAGATGAGAAAATATGAACCTTATCTTCTCAATGATAATTCCATACTTTCCAGAATTGCCCTTCTTGAACTTGGTATTATCGGAGAACAGCAGTGACTTCAGCATTTGCACTGGTGATGACCGTTTTTCTTATAACGGGTGAGCCACAAAATGTGATTACCGGAATTTATGACAGTAAGTCATCCTGCATTCAGGTAAGGGACGAACAAAAAATCCCCGGTGAATGCCTCCCGTTAAAAAAAGTATCGCTGAACCTGAATAACGAAATACCGGCTGGATAACCCGCCAGCCATATTAACGCCATACCAACGGATTAAAAATGCCAGCAATGGCAGGGATTCGTTCACCCTGAAATCTGTAATGAGGTTAAAACAAAATGAGTAAAGTCTTTATTTGCGCCGCTATTCCTGACGAACTGGCAACAAGGGAAGAAGGCGCTGTGGCTGTAGCCACAGCCATTGAAGCTGGCGACGAACGCCGTGCTCGAGCAAAATTTCACTGGCAATTCCTGGAACATTATCCGGCTGCTCAGGACTGCGCTTATAAATTTATTGTCTGCGAGGATAAACCCGGCATACCCCGCCCTGCCCTCGATTCCTGGGATACCGAATATATGCAGGAAAATCGCTGGGATGAGGAGTCAGCTTCCTTTGTACCGGTCGAACCTGAATCCGATCCGATGAACGTCAATTTTGACAAGCTGTCCCCTGAAGTACAGAACGCAGTCCTGGTTAAATTCGACACATGCGAAAACATCACCGTTGATATGGTGATTAGCGCACAGGAATTACTACAGGAAGACATGGCAACATTCGGCGGACATATCGTTGAAGCGTTTATGAAAATGCCAGAAGTTAACTCCATGTATCCTGAACTTAAACTGCATGCCATCGGGTGGGTTAAGCATAAATGTGAGCCTGGCGCTAAATGGCCTGAAATTCAGGCAGAGATGCGCATCTGGAAAAAACGCCGCGAAGGTGAACGCAAGGAAACCGGAAAATACACGTCTGTTGTTGATCTCGCCCGTTCCAGAGTAAACCAACAGAACACTGAAAACGCTGCTGAAAAAAACGGAGCTGTCACTGTTGCCGTTCGCCGCGAATACAAACAGACATGGAAAACTCTCGACAATGAGCTGGCCTGCGCCCTCTGGCCCGGTGATGTGGATGCGGGAAACATTGACGGCAGCATCCATCGCTGGGCAAAAAATGAAGTTATCGACAACGACCGCGAAGACTGGAAGCGTATCTCGGCATCAATGCGCAAACAGCCTGAAGCACTTGGCTATGACCGTCAGATTATTTTTGGCCTTGTCCGTGAACGTCCGATCGACATTCACAAAGATCCCGTGGCGCTGAACAAATACATCACTGAATACCTGACTACAAAGGGCGTGTTTGAAGATGAAGGAACAAATCAGAGCACAACTAATACTCTCCCGTCGCCAGTACCAGAAGCTGATGCAGTGGAAACGGCAATGCCGGACAACGAAAAAACCGAATGCAAAGTGGAAGTCGAACCATCTGTAGAGCGTGAGGGGCCGTTCTATTTCCTCTTCACCGACAAGGATGGCGAAAAATACGGTCGCGCAAACAAACTTTCTGGTCTGGATAAGGCGCTGGCTGCCGGGGCAACTGAAATCACGAAAGAAGAATATTTTGCCCGCAAAAACGGCACATACACAGGTTCACAACAAAATACTGATGCATCTGACACGACCGCACAACCAGACCTGGTAAAAGTTACCGCTGACGAAGTAAACAAAATTATGCAGGCAGCCAGTATCAGCCAGCCTGACGCCGATAAGTTGCTTGCTGCCTCTCGCGGAGAATTTGTTGCAGGGATTAGCGACCCGAATGATCCGAAATGGGTAAAGGGGATTGAAACCCGCGATTCTGTAGACCAGAACCAGCAAGAATCGGAACAGAACGACCAGAAAGCGGAACAAAACAGCCCAAATGCGTTACAAAACGAGCCAGAAACGAAACAACCTGAACCAGTAGTGCAACAGGAACCGGAAAAGATCTGCACCGCCTGCGGTCAGACCGGCGGCGGCAACTGCCCTGATTGTGGCGCGGTGATGGGCGACGCAACATACCAGGAAACATTCGATGAAGAGTATCAGGTTGAAGTTCAGGAAGATGATCCGGAGGAAATGGAAGGCGCTGAACATCCACACAAGGAGAATGCTGGCAGCGCTCAGGATCACGCCAGCGATAGTGAAACTGGCGAGACGGCAGATCCCTTAATTACGGTGAACGGTCATCACGTTATCACATCCACCAGCAGGTTGTGGCACCATCTGATGATTGACCTTGAAACCATGGGAAAAAATCCTGATGCCCCGATCATCTCAATAGGTGCAATATTTTTCGATCCGCAAACCGGAGATATGGGACCGGAATTTAGTAAGACTATCGATCTGGAAACTGCTGGCGGGGTCATTGATCGGGACACCATTAAATGGTGGCTTAAGCAATCACGCGAAGCGCAATCTGCCATTATGACCGATGAAATCCCGTTAGATGATGCACTGTTACAATTGCGGGAATTTATCGACGAAAACTCCGGTGAATTTTTTGTTCAGGTCTGGGGAAATGGAGCCAACTTCGACAACACGATTTTGCGCCGTTCATACGAACGGCAGGGGATCCCCTGCCCGTGGCGTTACTACAACGATCGCGATGTACGCACAATCGTTGAGCTGGGGAAAGCCATAGACTTCGATGCCAGAACTGTTACCCCATTCGAAGGTGAGCGCCATAATGCACTTGATGACGCCCGTTATCAGGCAAAATACGTTTCAGCTATCTGGCAAAAACTGATCCCGAGTCAGGCTGATTTTTAATGTTCAACCCATATCGCCGCCCACCAGCTATAGTGGCGGCGGTCATGCTGTAAAGGCACGTGACCACATGTACGAATTAACTCTATCTCCAGCAGAGATTAAAGAGATCACGAAATACGAGCGATACACAAAACAGCAACACCAGTTAAGACTGCACGGCATCCCATTTGTAATCGGTCCTAAAAACGAACCAATAGTTCTACGCAGGGATATTCCACACGGACTGACAACGATGCCAAAAACATCTGAACTGGTTTCTGCTGAACCCGATTTTGAGGCACTGAACAATGGGAAGACCAAGAAAAAATAAAAAAGATAATGTACTGCCACCGCGGGTTAGATCGAATGGTTACAGTTACGTGTGGAAACCAGAAGGAAGTACAAGAACTATAGGGCTAGGAAGAGTGCGGAAAACCAGCGTAGCTAAAGTCTGGCAAAATTATGAACTGGAAAAAGCAAAACTCCACAACATAATGACCGTAGCTAAATTATGGCACATGTTTATGGACTCCCCTGCATTTACAGAACTGGCCCCCCGAACCCAAAAAGATTATCGACAACATCAGAAGGCGTTGCTGATGGTATTCGGAAAAGTGCTTGCTGATAATGTCAAAACTGAGCAGGTAAGAATTTTCATGGATAAACGAGGGCTTGAGAGCAAGACCCAGGCAAATCATGAACTGGCAAGCCTGAGTCGAGTATACGGGTGGGGATATGAGCGTGGATACGTGAAGAATAACCCATGTAAAGGAGTCAGAAAATTCTCTCTTAAAGCCCGCACTGTTTACATCACCGATGAACAGTATGCAGCGATATATGCGGAAGCAATTCCACAGTTACGCATTGCAATGGAGATTTCCTATCTCTGTGCGGCAAGGCTCGGTGATGTGCTTGAGTTGAAATGGCAGGATATTATGGATAAAGGGATCTACATTGAGCAAAACAAAACCGGCACCAAACAAATCAAGGAATGGTCACCGCGATTACGTACAGCGATCCAGTTAGCCCGAAATGTATCTTCCTGTACATGCGAATATGTGATCAATACAACCAAAGGCGGGAAAGTCATAGCTAAAACGCTGAACAACTGGTGGAATCAGGCTAAACGCTCAGCCGAGCAAAAAGTTGGCGTTCCGTTCGGGTGCAATTTTCACGACATAAAAGCCAAGGGGATCTCAGATTACGAAGGCAGCAGTCGCGACAAACAAATTTTCAGCGGGCATAAAACAGAAAATCAGGTGTTGATTTACGATCGTAAAACAAAAATCACACCAACACTGGATCTGCCGCTCGTGGTTAGCAAGTAG